TCCTAAAGCATCTCTATGGAACATAGCTGATTTGTAATCACCTGCGTTTCCTGTATTAGCGATGTTTGAAGTTTCAAAGATTCTGATTCCACCTAAAGTTCCAATGAAACCATTTCTTAATGCTTCGTTTGCTAAATCAGATACATTTCCAGAAGTTGCGAATGTATTTGTTATGCCTTTTTTAAGGTCATAAGCAATATCTGGATGAAATACTGCCGCTACATCATTTAAAGGAACATTGTTTCTTCTTAATGTTGCGATAGCTTGAAAAAAGTGTTCAACAGTTACTGCCGCCGCTGTAGATCCAACTGTATTTGAAAAACCATCAAATAGAGCTGTAATATCTAAGTCTTGTTTTTTAGCGATAGCTTCTCCAAACAATCTACCAATATCTCCAGCTACATTTCTTGGAGCTGAATTTCTTGCTAGATCTGTAAGAGTTGTCATAACACCATTCTCACTTGCAGTTATTGTAACTGAAGTAGGATTTACTTCTGTGTTAGATAAATCAGATGCTTCTGATACTGCGCTTGCTGAAACATTCGCATATATCGGAATCTCAACTGACTTTCCACCACCTTGTATAGCATAGTTTCGTACAAGAGGTCTCATAATAGATTGCTCTGATGCTACGAATAATGCTTCTGCAACAATCTCAGTATATAGTTCCGAGAGTGTTGACGATGTTGTTTCGTTTGCCATTGTTATTTATCTCCGTTTATTTATTATTATTTAAGTTTATTTTAATAGGACCAGAATCTCTTTGTTTACGATATTCTGCATATCGTTTTTTATCCTCTGGATTATCAAAATTTAAGTCCTGCAGATTAAATGGTTTGACAGTTTTACCTTCCAATGCACTCTGGCTACCTGATCCAGCTAATGATCCTTGACGGTGATGTGGATTAGCATCTAAAAACTCTTTTACTGATTCTTCAATAGTTAAAAGTTCTCCTTTTGGGTTATACCTAATATTATTATTATTATCAAGTATCTCTATTCTATTATCATCAGTATATCTAACTTTGTCTTTAGTTAATGCAACGACTTGAGATGGATTAATAGCTTTATATTTAGAAGCTACAGATAAAATAGAATTATCTACTTTTTCTTTTTTAATCATATCTTGCATTTTTTTGATCTCCATATCCTTTTCAGAAATTCTAGATTTCATAAGATTTTCAAGATCTGCTTTTGTCTTTGCATCCTTAATTTCTTTTTCTTTTAGAGCTTCTTCTTCTTTTTGTTTTAATTCATCTAAAGCTCTTTGATTCTTTGCTTTTTCTGCCTCAAGTCTTTGTTTTATAATTCTATCTACATCTTCTTGAGTAAATTGTGGATTTAGTGTTGGATTCTCCTCTGTCTTAGTTTCTTTTACCTCAACTGCTTGAGCATCATTTTGCGGTTGATTAACCTGTTTGTCATCTGACATTGTTTCTCCTATATTTGTAAGTTTCCATTATTATCATACCAATCTATATTAACATAACTCCATCCGTGCCGACAATTATAACCGCCCCTAACGACAAATGGATCACCTGGTTTTTTACCTTTCCAGGATCTTCTCCATAGTTTTCTGACTTCATCAATCGTAAATAGATTGCCATTTCGTTTACTATATACACCATTTAATATATTTCTACAAATCTCTCTTGTAGTAGGAATTATATCTCCATGATATTTAACATATTCTAATCCAGCATCTATTGCCTTTTTTGCATTTACTTGGGCATCAAATTCTCTTAATCCATCACTTAAAATCTGACTTGCATATCTTCTCATATTATCTCCAGCTCTATCTCTTGCAAATTTAGATTGTAATGTTTGAATTGCTTTATCAACTTGTGATTGTCTTGATCTTACATTTTTATTTTTCTTCACATAATTTACAAGTTTCTGTGCTTCTACATCATCTGATTTACTATAAATACCATTAATAGTTTGTCTTAATTCTTTTTCTAATTCTACAAAATCTCTCCCAACTAATGTATTTTGATATATCTTATCTGATAATCTTTTTGTAAATGTATTAGATACATCTTTGAATTGTGTGAATGTTTGTACTTTTAGATTCTTAATTAAATTTAGATCTCCTTTTGTAAGTTCCATAAATTCAACTGGAATATTACCTATCTCTCTAAAAGCTCTCTCAATTCTTTTTGCTTGTTTATTAAAACCTTTTTTTGTTACAGTATCAGCCCAAGCTAAATATTCAGTATTTAGAATTGTTCTAATCTTTGGTCTTATTGCTATCGCCGCTTGAAGTTCTATTAATTTTCCTTGTTGAGTGGGAAGCTCTCGTCCAGCAAGTTTTATTACATCATCTTCTATTTTATCTAATGTTCTTTGAAGTGTTCTATAATATTCTTGTTCGGCTCTATCAAGATTCTTGATTCTGTACTCTGCAAACTTCTGAACTTTGTCCGCCATTATACTTCTTCATCATTTACTTCTTCTTCTTGAACTTCATCTTCAGTAAATTGTCCTACTTCATTTTGTCCATCTATTTCTTCAAATGATTGATTTAATAATTCATCATCATCAATAACAGATCTTACTATTTCTTTATCTATTTCTTTATTGAATGTAGGAGATTGAAGATTCATTGATTTTGCCATTGAATAGAATTGTAGATCTGTTGCATAATCTCGTATATTAAAACTATCTGGATAAACTATCTCTCCATCAAATTGTGTATTTTGAAATTGTGCATATAATCTAAATAATGATTCTTCAGCTATTTCTAAGTTATCTGCCTTTTCTGATAATCTTGCATTTAATAGTTCAAATTCTGTTTGTAAAGCTATTCCAGATGAAACTTGTTGTCTTGTAGTTCTTACAGCTCCAGTATGAGCAATTCTATTTATAGCTTCAACTTTGTGTTTTATAGATTCCATAATTGCATTTAGATTTTGTCCTGAAGGTTGTAATAGATAAGGTTTAAGATTCGGCTCCATTTCTTCAGGCATTTCAATAACAGCTCCAGCTCCAGCACTTGCATTTACTCCAGGAGTTTTTACTAATGATGGATGATTTGTTAATCTAATTAATTGTTCTATTTCTGAATATTCGTTGTAGATTGCTTTTTGTAAATCGCTAATATCAGTAAGGTCCGATTGACCAATTCCTCTCTTGTGCGATTTAGAATTGTATAAAATAACTGCTGGTATTTTGCCAATCGGATTATTGGCAGTATCTATTATTTGTGGCTCTTCATTATCCTTTTGATAAACTGTATCTACTCTGTCAGGAAACCACATTCTTAAATAAATACCTCCATCTTTATCAACTTCTTCTCTAATCTTTAAATAATCTAAATAATATTTTCCGTTGATTTCTCTTTTAAAATTCCAATCCAAACAATTTTCTGGAGTAACTAAAGATATATATGGTCTTATCTCTTGATTTAATTCTTCAGCTCTTGTTCTTGTTTGAATAGCTGGTTTATCTAAAATCATAAAACAATGACCATAGATTGATGCGTAGTTTTGAGCTTGTTTAATTACTGAGTTAAAACTATTGCCTTCAAGGTCTGCATCCTTCATAAAAAATTCAAGGCTAGTTTCATCAGCCATTGATCCGAAATCTCGCTTAGCTTTAGCTCTAAAAAGAAAACTAGAATATATTTGAATAATATTTTTACAATGATTATCGCAGGGAGTATTCGCCAATCTCTGATTAAATTCATTATCCAACTCCAAATTGTATCTGTTAAGATATTGACCTAATGTGTAGTCATATCCTCCATTATAACTTCTTATGTAATACTCCCATTGATTAATATTTTCTTTATAATCTTTATGAGTATCTAGTGCCTCGTCTTTGCCGTATGCCATATTGTCCTTGTTTAATGCTCCATCTTTGAGGAATAGTGTTAATCCTTTGAACTGTCAATGGCTTTATATAATCTATAAGATAACCTAAAGCATCGTTCATATGATCGTATCCCTCCTCTTTATCTGGAATATTAGTATTCTCTTTAAAAATTTGCCTCTCCAAACCTTTTATCAAGGTTTTACAAGAATTGCTAATAAAAATATGCCTCTTACCGTTAGAATCTTTTAGAGTCGCATTTACATTATTTATTCTGTCTCTAACTGGAGTATGTTTTAATTTTGCTTTAACTGTAAATCCTGAATTTTGTAATATAGATAAATCTGTTTTACTTCCTGCACTTGTTTTTCTTTGCCTACATGCTGGATCTGGATAAATAATTATTGGAATCTTTGTTCCATATCTATCCTTTATTTCTTGGCACATTTCATCAGTATTAGAGCCATAAATAACGATTTCATCCACGACATGAATTATATCTTTATGAATCTGAGCTACACAAGCACTCATTGGATCTACGTTGAAATCCATGCCAATATGTAAAGGTTTTTTCCAATCAATATCTTTTTTAATTACACTATCTATAGCATGAAAATTATAATAAACAGCTCCAGCATAATTTTCAAATGTACCTTCAAATTCCTGTCTAAATGTTCTTATATCAATATCTTGTCTAGCTTGATTCAATTCTTCTTTTGAGACCATTCCTCCTTCTAAAGTAGTATATTGAAAAGATTCCCATTCAGGATCGTTCTTACCTTTAACAAATAATTCATAACTCCAATTTCCAAAACCTCTTGGAGTTCCTGTAAATAATACTCTCGCTTCTTTATCTGCACAAGAAGCTCTTAATACTTCATACCAAGTTCTTTTATCAATATCTGCAAACTCATCCAGGATAAGAAAATCTAATCCAGTTCCTCTTAATGAATCAAAATTTTCTGCACCCTTTAATGATATAGTACTTCCAGTTTTTTTTATTCTTATTGTAAGAGTAGTTTCATTAATATCTTCAATCCAATTATATTCTGCTAATACTCTTTTAAGATCACTCCAACAGATTTCTTTTGCCATTTTAAGAGTAGGAGCTACATACCATATCGTTTTATTTAATTTAGATGCAAGTTTCATCATCTCTACAATTGTTAAGTAAGTCTTACCGAATCTTCTTCCTGATATTAAAACTCTAAATCTTTTCTGCGAGTTTGAAACCTTGAATTGCGGTTTTGTAAGCTTTACTTTCATAACAATCAAATTTAAAAAATATCTTATGTTTGTTTATTTCTTTACGACCTATTTCTTCTGTTTTTTCTATTGACTTTTGATAACCATCTATAAGACAACTATAAACATCATCATATTGATCTGGAAACTTGTACGGGTCCATACACAATCCCTGATACCCTGAACACATTATAATAACTAATACAAATTTCATTTATCATGCTTTCTCAAATTGTTCTGAATTTGGAGTATTATTGGCTAAATCATTTAAAAATTTATTCATGTCATTCTCTTTTAATTTACTTATCTCTATATCCTTTAAATCTATTATTGTTTTTAAAGTATCTATTTCTTTTTTAAGAGTTTCTATTTGAACTTCAAGATCTGCCGTTCCTTTATCTTTTAAATTAATTTTTTTAGATGATAATGATTTTAGTAATGTTTGTTCCCTATCTGAATATTTATTAATCATTTTAATTTTTCTATCCTGAGTATTTTGTTATCTTCACTTAATTCAGCTTTTACACGAGAACACATATAAACTGCGTTGCTGTTTCTAGTTGCTATTCTTTTCTTTTCTAAACATTTGC